TGATGCTTGTTGTTGAGCTTGCTGACCCTCTTGTGAAGATGGGTCAATAAAATATTTGTTAGCACCATTAAGGCCTGAGAACTTACAGAAGTCATCAAGTGTTGCATATATCTTTGATGGACTTGTCAATGCCTGACCAGGCATTGACATAATTTTTTCTTGAATCATTTGTATCTGTTGAATAGCGGCTAACTTGGCAGTAACGTCACCAGTTCCTGTTCCTACACGTACTGAACTCTTAGTACGTTTTGGCCATTCTGATGGATTAACTTTAACCCATTGGCCACGATACTGAAAGTCTTGTATTGTATCAACATGTTGCGTTACTATATCACGAATCTTATTACATAATGGTTTAATACCAGTTTCACATATAACACGAATAATTAAGCCAATTAATTCTTCTTTGGCATTCATCATTCTCTCAACACCTTGAGAGCCTACTCTATCGCCTATATTCTCTGGTGAAGCAGTACCATCGGCAGATACGCCTATACGGCCTGCCTTTACTTCGTCAAGATATTGCATCATACTAAAAGCTGCATCACCAATTTGTGGTGTAGCTAGTGGTGTTATTGCATCTAGTCGTTTAGCTCTAATGAGGCCGCCAGGGCGAGAGACAAGAAGGTCATCAAGATTAACTTGACCCTCAAGAATAACGTTTCGTTGATTGTTTTGTAAGTACATATTATCCATAATGTTTCGGATAATTGCTGTTTTGTTGTCTTGAATCTGCTTAAGTCTATCATATACTGACAACCCCTGAAACTTGTGTGACATTAGAATAGCAGTTGTGGCAATCCAAGGACTACTATCAATAGACTCAATACTAAGTATTTTTGTGGGAGGCTCTACACCTGCTACAGTTATTTTCATAAGTTCTGCTATACCTGAACCATCCATGTCAAGTTTCATATAGCATTCACCAATCTCAACTAATTTATTAGCATCATCTTGTGAAAGTGTTGATGGTATAAGAGTTGGTTCGTTTTGATAGTTAAAACGGTATGATGAACGTATTAAGTCAGATGATGCAATATCTTCAATTTCAGATTGTTTAAATCCTTCTTCACGTAAGTCTGATAATGATTTGTTAACTATCTGAGCTGTAAATCTAGCATTTGATAAGTCAATAGAATTATGTTGTGAATTAACCCTAAATTCTTCCGGCGCTACTCCATCAATTTTTACTTTACCATCTCTGTTAGTAACAGATAACTTGGCATCGTATATTACTTGTGGTTGTCCTTGCTCATCAATATATTGATTAGGAGTTAATTGCTTTATCTCTGTATTTTTATCAGCTACAATTATATGCAACTGATCTTCTGTCAATCCAGTATAGTTATATACTTTTGTTTCTACTGATTCTTCATAGTACACTTTAAGCATACCATTACGTTGCATAAGAGCATCTTTTACAAATTGATGGATTAGTACAAACCCATCATTTTGTTTCATTAGAACATCATATACATACTCAGATTCTATACTAGCTTGTAATTCGTCTGCTTCACTAATTGGGTCAAATACTACCACTTCATTGTTCTGAGTGAATGACTTCATTATTTGAGGCATTATCCACTCAATAGCGTCAGCTATATCTGTAGATACTATTGACGAACGACCTTCTTGTTCTGTACCATTTGGTAGACCAAGATAGTACATAAGTGGGTCTTGCAGCATTGCTGGACTTGAAGTAGTAATATTAGCATTACTAAGTTCATTTGCTATAATAGCAAGAACGTCGCTCTCAGATAGTTTATTTTTCATTTTAATAATTCTTGTATAATAGAAGATTGGCTTGATCCATACTTTCTCATACGTTCTATAGTAGTTTTTGGAGACTCTTTAGCTAAATTTTTAGGTGTCATTAATGCTCTAAGTTCAGTCATACGCGCTTGCTCTTCGCCAGGTGAATCTATATACGTACCATAAGACTGACTATTAGAGTCTGTGCCACTTGGAAATCCATATTCATGTTGTATTGCATGCGTAAACTCATGCAATAATGTATCTTTCTTTTGTGTATCAGTTGCGTAGTTAGCTTTTATATTAAGAGCAATATTTTTATCAGCATCTAATAACGTACGACCTCTTTGTGCAGGTAACTTATCTTTACTATATCTGGTTAAACTTACTGGTATTTTTGCTAAATCTGGATAACTGTTGAATAACGCTGGATGGTTTAATACATCACCTATAGTTCTAGCCTTGCCAGGATTTAGACTTGCGCTAGTATCTGGTATTTCTCCAACTAAAGCATTACTACCATTTTCCATAGGACTTTTATATAGTCCAAATCTTTTCCAAATGTCTTTGTCTGACGCGCCATGCCCTAATGCTAAAGCAGCTGATTGTGCTTTAGCATAAGGATAGCCTAGTGCACCAGGCATTAAAGGTTCAGCTTCAGCATTTCCAATAGGATTTAGTGAAGCTAAAAATTTATCAAATGCAGACATTATGCGAAAGTACCGTTGAAACCATCTGCCCATGCTTGGTAATCATCAGTGTCTAGCTCAAACGGATTGTCATCAATTGTTAGACCTTGCTCTTGTGCTCTGTGACCATCGCCATATGCTACGTCTAAGTGAAAGTTATTTTTATACCATTTACCAGGCATTAGCAACCTTTCTTGCCAGGCATTGGCATAGGTGGTTTCTTTGGTGAAGTTTTAGACTTAGCCATTTTGTTACCTCGTTTATATTATACCACGGTTCGCTAAAGTATAATCAATTTCTTTAGTATCAAACCCGCCAATAACTCTTTCCCCACCAACTGCGCCCAAGAATAAATATTGGCACGCATCAGCAACGTGGGAGTACTTACCTTTATCAGGCTTGTCCATAAAGCGTGCTTCACCGGAAACCTGCACACGTTTGTATTTGTAGCCACCAGCAAATGCTTTCCTTAGTATTGGAGCTCCTGAAGTTACTAAGAAGGCTGGGTTACCACCAAAGTCAAGTCTTTGTAAATAATCAGCTATACACTCACGCCTTATTATTGGATCATTAGTGTAAGTTGGATATGCTTTTATGCCTTGGTTTTGCAGAATCATAAACGGCGTCATTTCATCGGCCTGGGAGCGCTGCTCACCTGCTGGGTCACCATATATCTCTATATTAAGGCATTTTGAATACTTGCGTGTTAACTTCTCTCTAAGCAACTTGCCAAATGACATAGCACCCATATCAAATGTTACTAACTCGTCTATTATTACCATTCTACCTGCAGTAGTAATTTGCCCAAACACTGCAGCCGGTGTCAACCCAAAATCTATGCCGATATATAATGGTAACTTAGGGTCGTAGAAGTAAGGCTCATTACTGGAGTGTATGTTGTCTTTGTATTCTGGGAATACCGGTTTGCCTTCCATTATAAACCCATACTGCCCTTTAACATAAACATTAATCCACTCCTGGTCTTTGCCTTGCACCATATTTTTGTAGTAGCTGCTTGGTAAGTTCTCTGTGTTCTCTGCGTCTGTAGCATCACCACTAGGCTGCTTGAACAGTATGTGGTTATCCGGTTGCGTTTCCTCAAACAGTTTGTAAAACCAGCTGTCATTGTCTGGAGGGTTGGTATCCAGGATAACCCCGTGCCAGGTTGGTCCACCATCACGCTTATTGGGGTAACGTCCAACGCGACCCTGGAGCATGTCTATAACTTGCTTTGGTATTTCACGAGCCTCATTAACCCAGGCTCCAGTTAATTCTAGTGATAGAAGCTTCTTAACATCATTAGGCCGGTCTAAGGCTCTAAACATAAACTCAGCCTCAACTATGGTGCCGTCTGGTAGATGCTGCTTAAAGAAAAATGTTAGGCTCAGCTTATGCCATTTTCCGCTGGCTTCTGGTATCCAGTCATTAAACGATTTTATGCTGGTGTCTAGTAGCTCACGGTAGGTGTTGCGTATTATAACCCATCTTGATTTCCTAATGCCATCTTGGTTGGGTCTTTGTGCATAACATTTTATCAACGTCTCTACTATACAGGCCACAGACTTACCACTACCTATTGGACCCATTAAGCTGCGCACAAACTTGTCAGACTTGTGGAAGTCCTTCATAGTTTTAGATGCAACATAGACGATGTCCATTAGTCTAGCACTACCTTGAAGCTGAAGTTCTTACCAACCCCTACATCGCCTTCACCTTGGGGGAATACCTCACTCACTTGGCGAAGATAACTTAGGGATGCGGCAGCACCGTTTTTCTCGTTAGACATTTGCCTGAATAACTGCAAGACTGCTTTGTGTTTTGCTATTTGGCGTCCTCTATTAAACGACGCCTCAAAGTATGCTAGGTCTTCCAGATTCGGGGCTAACTGGTCTCTAGATATATTGAAGTACGACAATATTTCCTCTTGGCTCAGACCTGCCGCCATCTCCTCTACTTCTGCCAGACTTGCTGCGTCAAATATCTTTAGACTATCTGGTAAATATGAGTAAGGGTCATATCGTTCCATGGTTATGTTCTCTTGTCAAATAATTTTATTGCCTCGTGTAACTATAGCACGGTTTTAGAGTTTTGTACACTTTTATTTTTATATTAGGCACAAGGTACACGTTAACACTGGATGTTATCGGTTCACTTCAAGGGAATGGTCATGGATCATTTTGTCATAAAATATTTAGGAGGTACCATTGACTTCGCCTCGTCGCCTCGACCCCCCGCCCACTTGCCTGGGATTCCTCCCTGGTTCCTGGCCACCTGGAAATCAAGGACTTAGGATCCAAACCTTAAGGAACTTAGTAACAAAGTAACCTAAGCTCTTGATAGTAATAGTAATTACCAGGTTAGTTACCAGGTTACTAAGTCATTGATAAATTAAGGTAAAATAAATGTGTACAACTGAATTGATTAACGATAATATAGTTCATCACTTAGACAATGTGACTGTGTATATATTAAAGAGTAAACTATTTAATCATTAAGGTAAAATAAATGTGTACAACTGAATTGATTAATGCTAATATAGTTCATCACTTAGATAGTCTAACTGATAACAACCTTTCGTCCTCAGGACAACCTATATCGGAGAAGTATCATGGCCAGACCTAAAAAAGTAGTATTAGAAGAAGTCACTCTTGAAGAAGCATTGATTGAAGAGTCTACCCTTGAAGAAAACAATGAAGTTAAGATTGAAGAAATCAAAACTGAAATTGCAATATTGGAATCTAAGTTGATTGAACTTCGTGCCTTGTTACCAGTTGAACCTAAGACTCACAAGAAGGCAATCAACAAAGGGGTTGGTGACCTTATTCGTAGTTATATTCTCGAAGGCTTAAGTAACACTGAAATCCTGCCTAAAGTCCACGCCCATTATGGTAACACCAACACTACCTATGCCTGCGTTGCCTGGTATCGTAACAAAATGTAATAACCCTGGGACATGGACGTCCTAACCTACCTAACTATTGGAGAATATAATGACTGAATCATTAGGCGACACTGTAACTTTTTTTGTGATGATCCTGGTTATACTGGGACTCTGTAACCTTTGGGCTAGGCGATGAAGAGCTTGGAATTACATGGGTGCTACGGTCGTGATACCAACATGACTGACTGGGCAGAAGGTAAGGACTTCAAGATACTTGGTGGCCCGTACTGTAGTATCCGGGACCTGGACATCATGATACGTGATGGCTGGGAGGAGTTGGTCTTTGTTAATCGTGCTGGGCTACTAGTGGACGTGATTCCCTTAGTACCTGTGCACTAAATAACTTAGGGGTGCATAAATTTCGTCGAAAGTACACGCATACTTTATAGATTGAGCGACTTTTGACGAAATTTTGCCAGTAGTAGTCAGATTTGTGTCTACAAATTGGGCTGTGTAAGTTATTGATTTACAAAGCTTAGTCTTAAGTCTATCTTACTATTTAATTTTTAATAAAAACTATTAGATAATATATAGCTATATATATAAACTAAAAACTTTTTTTAGCTAAATCGATAGAACGATAGTAATTAAACGAACTAATTCTTATAAATCATAAGCTTACTTCGTCTCAAAAGTCTACTATCGTTCTCGGTTTTACGAGACGAAACCGAGTAATTGAGACAGATTTGGCTTCATTTGGCTTCATAATCACTTTGTTATTAGTAAAATATGTTTTTGCTACTATCGTTCGGATATTAAACGAATATGTAATCGCGCCACGAGGTTTACATATTCGTTTAATGAGTGTTATAATTATCTGAAGTATACGAAGTATGCTTCAATGTAAGTCTGAGTCATGGTGTGTAACGCGCCATGCTTCAATGTCCCACTCAAGAGTGAGCCAACATAACCAGGAGAATAATAATGTCAAGATTTTACCAAGATTTATTAGAGCGTGCTAACTACGTACTACAAGACCAGTTGCTTGAACTTAAGAATGCAGACTATACTGACCTGCCCGTCTTAGAGTGCCTAGCGCATAATGTGGTAAGTCAAATCCAGTTTATACAAGAATTAGAAAGCGAGATGCTTGACCAGGTGGAACGTGATGTCAACAACTAGTACAACACCCACAAAGAGCGTGCTTGACCACTACATTGAATCGATCAATCATAAGTCTGCCCAATTAGAGCATTTAAAAGGCTTAACTGTATTAATGGCCATAGAGCTTGGATGCGAGTTAGGCGAGGTGAAGACAATCCTACCACATGGTGAGTTCATGCCTTGGGTAACGGTGCACACTAGCGTAAATCCAGGCAATGCCAATAAGTATATTAAACTGGCCAAAGAGCATGGTGACATTAGTTTACGAACTGATTTGTCTAATGTCAAGCTTAGTAAGTTATTCTTGGCGCTAGGTGCCCCAGATACGATGGAGCAAGTGATTAGTGATGATGGTCTAGCCAGGGAAGAGATAACGAAACTTGCTCAAGCTGAGCGTGCACTAATAGAAGAGAAGAAGCGAACGGAGGACTGGCGTGTGCAAAACAAGAGGCACATGGACACCATCAGAGCCTTAGAGATCGAGCTATCCCAGCATGGTCGTGATGACCAGAAGATAGCCATCATACGTAGAGAAATGGACTCACTCCGCGCTACCATGGTGCAGGACAGGCTCAAGCATCTCCTCGATCTTAAGAATGCGAGTCAAGCCAAGGACCCTAACAAAGAGCTTCAGAAAGACCTAGTGCGCAAGCAGAACGAGATAGAGGCTTTGAGGTCAAGCGCCTCGAGCCCAGGTAAGACGGATAATATCAGGGATCACCCTGAGATGAGACGATCATTAGTACTTGCCCAGATCAAGTGGCATTCTGATCAAGTGGCATTACACAACAAGAGCCTAGTGGCATTACAAGAGGAGTTATCGTCATTATGACTAAAGCAGAACAGAAGGCCTATTTCGTAGCCAGAGCTAATGAGGAAGCCAAGCAGTTGAGCAACCAGTTACGTGCCCGCAAGGCCGAGCGTATCAATGCTACACCGTATGCCCGTAATATCCTGTTGCTAGCCATAGGGTCATTGCCTAAGGAGCAACGTGACTATTGGAAGCAAATGCTAGAGACACAAGATGCGTTGTACCCAGTGAATAGGCGGGCACAGATTTACAAGGTGATGCTTAATGAAGTCAAGTTAGTCCAGTAGCGGTTTACATATTCGTTTAATGAGATTATAATTATCTGAAGTATACAAAGTATGCTTCAATGTAACCAACCAGGAGAATAATAATGATGAATTTTATACTGAAATGTTTAGCAGTTGTACTGTTGCTAAGTTTTATAGACACCACATATAATAGTGGCATTGGTTTGAAGGCTGTTCGCCAGGTGGAAGCTTTGGCAATAGTTGAAACCTCAATACGTGACCAAGGCTGGGAGTAATTTATGATTGAGAACTTAAGCACTGAAGTTGTGATAGCTGGGGTTGATGCTTTGTGTGAATACCATTACCGGTATCCTAC